AACGGCGAAGGTTCTGGTGGCGGTGGCGGTGGAGCTGGTGGCTCAGATAATAGTGGCGGTAATTCAAACTGGATTCAACAGGAGGCTCATTAATGGCACAAAATACATCACAAGGTAATACAAGAGGTTCAGCGCCTCTCGATTCAGCAGGAGTAAAGTCTAGTGGACTTATTCGTGCTCAAACTGCCGTTATCTATGATTTATTATCTGAAGGACCTATTGAAGGACTGGTAGATGGTGTTGCAAGTATTAGATTAAACGACAATCCTGTTGCAAATGCTACAAATGCTACTGCAATATCTCCGCAAAGATCTTTTGATGCTGGTTATGTTCACGGAACAGGAGTAATTACAGATAATTCAACAGGTAATATATTTAGCGGTGCTTCTATATCCGATGGAACAAGAGAAATAATAGTACAAGGCGCAAGTAAAAGAACAACTTCTTCTATTAATTGTGTAGCAGGTAACAATATTGTTCTTTCTACAAATAGTGGAAATATGTCTTTTGCAGCAAGTGATGTTTGGGATGGCGTTGGTATACAACCAATGATTCGTATTGATGGGGCTGGGCGTAATGGCGGACAACTCATAGCAGGAATCACAGAACAAATAAACACAACTGCAATAAGAGTAGATACAGTTCCTATGACAACTGTAACAAATACAAAAGCATATTTAGATTTAAAAGATACTGTAGATAGTTTTAGTGGTAATACTGCTACTATTACAGCCGCAGGAGTAACTGTTGCAAATACTGGTGTACAAATGGGAAGTCCTTCTCGAACAGAACAACAACAACCTTTATATAACTACGAAAACTTTGGATTTGCATTTAGAACAGGAGAGCGTGAACAAGAATGGTTACCTACTCCAGCAGGTATAGGTAGTGCTTCTATTGCTCACTCAGTATCAGGAGGAGCTCTTGGTACTACACAAAATACAGGATATCCTAGTGCAAGTTCTTTTGGGTTTAAAGAAACAACATCATACTCAGGAAATGCTTTAGTAGTAACTTCTTCTACAATGGGAGTTGGAAATCCTTCAGAAGTAGATGCAGTTAAAGTAACTTTACAGTTTAATACTATGATTTCACAAAAAGAAAATGGTAAGCTTGGTCCTGGGTTTGCTGAATACAGAATCAAATTCGGATATTCTAGAGACGGTGGAAGTAGTTATACAGATGTAACAAAAGTAGGTAGAGCTACAATTGCTACTAGTACATCCTCTTATCATAGAAATGGTAGAACAAAAGACGCACAAAGTGGCATTATATCAGCAAAAACTAAACAACCATTCAATCATGTTTATACTTTTGATATAAGTAAATATCAACCATTTGATGCTTACAGATTAACAATTGAAAGAATCTCAGCAGTTAATCAAAAAGAAAATAGTTGGCAACAAAATAATAGTGGTACTGTAAAACAAATTGAAAATATTATTACTGATAAATTAACTTTCCCATATTCTGCATATGCAGGGGTTGTTGTAGATGCGAAAGATTTTCAACAAATACCAAAAAGAAGTTATGAAATTCGTGGACTAAAAGTAAAAGTTCCTACAAATTATTTTCCGCTTGATGAAGCAAACACAGCAACAGGAGTAAGAAGAACTACAGCTTCTTATCAAAGAAATGTAAGTACAGGAGCAGAAGAAAGTTCCGTACAAGATTGGGATGGTAATTTTAGAGGAGACCAAAAAACTTTTACAAGTGCTACTCATGCAAACTATGAACCAGTATATACAAACAACCCTATTTGGGTATTTTATGACTTACTAACAAATCAAAGATACGGATTAGGTAAATACTTAGATGAAGACTTTGACTTTAGTAGCATAGATAAATATACTTTATTTCAATTAGCAAAGTATTGTGATGAATTAGTTCCTGATGGAAAAGGTGGAACAGAACCTAGATTTACTACTAACTTATATGTTCAGAAAGACCAAGACGCAATTAAATTTTTAAAGAACTTAGCTTCTCAACTAAGAGCCATGTTAGTATGGTACAATGGACAAGTAACTCTTGGAATGAATCAACAAAAAGGAGCTATTTATACTTTCTCAAAATCAAATGTAATTGATGGAGAATTTAATTATGCAGGTACGGCAGGTAGATTTAGAAATAATCAGATAGCAGTAAGTTGGAATGACCCAGAGAATGGCTATAAACAAGCAGTAGAAGTTGTAGAAGACCACGATGACATTGCAAAAACAGGTAAAGTTAGAAGAAAAAATGTTGCAGCCTATGGCTGTACTTCACAAGGACAAGCTGTAAGACATGGTAAATACCAATTGTTATCAGAACAACTTGAAAAAGAAGTAGTAACATTTAAAACAGGATTAAATGCATTAGGTTTAAAACCTGGTGATGTCATAAAAGTACAAGATTCAGATTTACAAGATATAGTTGCAAGTGGTCGTGTTACTACTTCAGCTTCTTCTACAACAACAATTATAAGAACAGACAGAGATTTAAGTTCATTCTTAAATAATAGTGATAATTTTAAATTACACTTAATATACCCAAATGGTGGTGCTTATTTGGCACAGCCTCTGGCTACTATTAATTCAACTTCTTATACACAAGGAGATTTAATACTACTTGATGAAGATGGAGCAGCTGTTGATAGTCACGCTAAAGCTAGTAATATAAAAGATGATAGTGGAGCAGTTGTACAAACTTATTGGTCAGATGACCTTAGAATAGAAACTCAAGCAGTAAGCTCTTTTAATACTACATCTATAACTGTATCAAGCGCATTTAGTTCTGCACCAAACGGTGAAGTAATATATACAGTTTCAGGAGAGACTGATGATAATGTTAAAATTGCAGGTAGTTTTAAAGAGTATATTATTTCGAGTATAAAACATGAAGATGATATGCAAGTAAGTATTGCAGCAGCAGCTTATGAATCAGGCAAATTTGATGCAGTAGATAGAGGTTGGAAAGTTCCAGAATATCCCGATACTTTATATAAACCTCCCGCAAGAACAGATGAAATTCCTGTACCAATAGGATTAACTGCACAGATAGTACCAGGAAGTTCAAATGGAGGAGACAATGTAGGAGATGGAGATAACAATAATGACTACTCTATCGTATTAAATTGGACTCACCCAACTACACAAAGAACAGATTCAAATGGTAATGATTTAGTAGATGTTTATGAACATTTAGTAGGTTATAATATTCAACATAATTTAGACTTAGAAAATGATGATAGAGATAGTAATAGAGAATTTACAACTGTATTCTTAGACTCTAATAATAAATCAGACTATGTATTTAGTAATGTTGTACCAGGAGCAGCTTATAAATTTAGAGTTCAAACAGTAGCTACAAATGGTAGAACTTCTGGTTGGGTACAAAGACAAGTAAGCTTCCCAGATAGTGCTTATGCAATATTTGGACAAGGAGCTATATCTGCTGGTATGAATCACTTAATACAAAAAGGCGGTATATTAACAACAGTTGTAAATGTAAATAGTACTAATGGTACTACAACTTTTGCAAATACTACTTATGTATTTACTCCACCAAATAGTGTTCCAGCAATAACAGTTTCAAACGGTAATGCCGCAAAAACAGTACAAGACGGATTCAATAATTTAGCAGATGGTGGCACAGGTTTCTTACTATATGATTATAGTGATACTAGTGACCCTTTAAAAGCAATTACCCTTGTAGAAGATACAAGTGCAATAGATGCAGTAACAAGTGCTAAGTATAATTATCAATTTATGGCACAGCTTGGAGCATCGAATAATGACTTAACTCAAGCAAGTGGAACAGTATCAGCAACAGCAGGATTACCAGAACTTACAGGTAGTAGTACAACTTTTACTTCTGACTTTACGGAAGGAGATGTTATCGCAATAGATACAGCAGGAGCCACTAGATTTATGGCAAAAATTGTAGAGATAGAAAGCGATACTTCTCTAGTAATGGATAGTAGCCCAAGTAGAGCATATAGTGGAAAAACTGTTCATAAACAAGGTTTAACATACGACCATTTAAAAGATAGTATTTTAGGACAAATTTCAAGAAGTGGAAGTACTTATAGTTATACTCCATTTACAAATAAAATGAAAGTTGATACCTCTGATGAAATCGGTGGTAATACAATCACATCAGTACAGATATTAGCAAACTCTGTTAACTCTACTATTATTCAAGCTAATTCAATAGGAGCAGCAGCAATAGTAGCAGGGCAGATTAACAACTCACACATAGCAGCAAACTCAATAGATTCTGCACAAATAGTAGCAGGAGAAATAGATTCTTCCCATATATCAGCAAACTCAATAGGCAGTGCAGCTATAACAGCCAACGCAATAGGTAGTTCAGAAATATCTGCAAACTCAATAGGTAGTGTAGCCGTTACAGCTAATGCTATAGGAAGCTCAGAAATTGCAGCTAATTCAATTGGAACAGTAGCGATTGCAGCTAATAGTATTACATCCTCACAGTTAACATCAAACGCAGTAGGCTCTTTTACAGTCACAGCTAATAGTATTACAAATGTAGAAATCGCCGCAAACAGTATAGGCAGTTCAGAAATAGCTGCTAATTCAGTTAATGGTACAATACTAATAGGAAATTCAGTAGGAAGTAGTGAAATAGCAGTTAACTCTGTAAATGGTATTATCATAGCAGATGGAGCTATTGATGCAGCAGGTAAATTAGGAAATGCTATTATCTCAGGAACTAAGTTAGCAGACAACTCTATAAATGATTCAAGAATAGTTGCAGCCAATGTAATTGATACTAGTATGATAGCTGCCAACAGTATTACAGCAGCTCTTGTTGCAGCAAATGCTATTCAAACTTCAGAAATTCAAGCAAACTCAGTAAATGCAGTTCTTATAGCTGCAAACTCTATTACTAATAATCAAATAGCAATTAACTCTGTAAATAGTGTTGTTATTCAAAATGATGGGGTAACTGGAGATAATATAACAGCTAACTCAATTACTGCCGCAAAAATTGTAGGTGGTACTATAACTAATGCAGAAATAAATGCTTCAGCAGGAATTACATTTGCAAAAATATCCGTGTCCGATGGAGACATTGATGGTGCAAAAATATCCGCAAACGGTAATATTACTAGTGCTATGATTGGGTCAGTCGCGGCTGGCACACTTACAGGAACAATAGGCACTGCACAAATAGCCGCGTGTGCTATCACATCAGCACTAATAGCTGCAAATTCTATTGATACAGCAGAAATAAAAACAGGTAGTATTGATACTATACATATTGCTTCAAATCAGATTACAAATGCATTGATAGCTGCAGACGCTGTTGAAAACGCAACCATAAAAGGAAATGCTATTACAAATGCTAAAATATCCTCATCAGATTCTTTAACTCTAAATATTGAGGGAGGAACAACAGGGGGCTGGACAGTTACCTCTGGTGCTTTCTCAGGTGGAAGTCCAACAGTACAAGCAAACAATTTTACAAATCAGGGAATACAATTAAATAGTGCAGGGTCAATTCATGCAAAAGAATTCCATATTGACTCATCAGGAAATGCTAAGTTCAAAGGAACACTAGAAGGAGATGATATAACCGTAAACGGAAACTTAATTCTACCTTCATCAGGTGCAAATACAGCAGGTGGTACAATAGGAACTTTCCAAAACAATACTATGGACAATAAGTTTATTACTACTATTGGAACAGGAGCAGGATTCTATCAAGGCTTTGTAAGATTAACAGGGGGAACAAACCATGTTAAGACTATTTCAATCCAAATCAGAGACGGAAGTTCTACAGCAAGTGAAGGAAATCTAATATATGAAACTCCTAGGGTAGACCAATATACAGCAGGAAACCTATCAGAAGGTAGACTATTCTCTAGTGCACAAACAGCTAATATGCCGATTGCATTTAGTTATACAGGCTCCTCAACTATTGCAGCTTTTGTAAGAGCACAGGGAGATGGAGCAGAAACATTAGGGTCAGCTGAAGCAAGATTTATCAAGTTTGGAACTACAGACCCAATATATAGTTTTGCTAACCAAACAGGTGTAGCAGTGAGTAGTACTTTTTTCTCTAACACACAAGTTGTTGGTGGATTTGCAGGGACTAAAACTGTAAGTGTAACTAATCCTTCATTCACAAGATTTAGTATCGATGGCGGAGCATTTGGAAATTCTTCAGTAAATATTGCAAACGGTAGTTACATAAATGTAGAAATAACTTCTGCATCAAGTAATTCAACTACTAGAAGTACAGTAGTCACTATCGGTGAAAGTACACAAGGTTTTTCAGTAACAACAGGAGGCACCTCTGGAGGCGGAGGTGGAGGCGGAGGTGGCGGAGGCTGCTTTGTTGAAGGAACTCCTGTCGTTATGTCAGATGGTTCATTGAAAGCAATAGAAGCAGTCGCTGTAAATGATAGTGTAAAATCATTTAAGCACTCTACCTTAGACGCAAGTAGTGAGGATGCATGGGAAACTTGGACTGCTACAGAAATTGCAAGTGGAAGTTTTGGTACTTCAACAGTAAAAGCAAGAACAGATGCTCATGAATATAATAATTACTATTGGATTAATTACAATCTAAAAGTTACAAACGAACATCCAATGTTAGCTTTTAAAGATGGAGTATTCAAATTCGTAGAAGTCTCAAATCTAGCAGTCGGTGACTATTTAATATTAGAGGACGGCTCAAGAGAAGAGATATTTGCAATACCACAAAAAACAATAAATTGTCTTACTTATAATATGGATGTGGAAGAAGATGATACTTATGTAGTTAAAGGTGGTAATGGTAATGGATATATAGCACATAACGTAGGAGGCAATCAGAAACAATAATGAATTGGATAATACAAACAGGAACAGATGGTAATGGAGACCCAATAACAACCACACTTGATGTGCAATGGAATTGGACTTATGCCTATGTAGGACATGAAACACAAAACTTTGTTAATAATCAATGTATGCCAAGAAGAAGAGAATCAGATATGGTAAAAACTGTATCTATGACAGTTACAGGAACAGATACAACTACTGGTAATGCCTCTAGTTTAACTAGCGGACAATCAGACCAAACTCATTCTGAAACATTAAGTATACCACTTCCTTGGAGACATAAAGCAAATGGCGAGTTATCTGGCTTTGTTACCCCCTACGAAAATGTAACGGAAACAATGATGTTAAATTGGGCAAAGACTATAATGGCAGATAGCGACAAAGCTCAAGCGTTAGAGATACAATTTGCCACGGTACTATATGGCTCAGGTACCTATGGATAACCATTACTTATGCGTTGTTCCAATGCTTCCCAAAAATAGTTCTTGACATGACCTCGAGTTTTTGATATAATTTAGCATATAGGAGTATAAATATGGCAGCAGGAACTTATGATATTGTAGTCGACCAAGGGTCTGACTTTACAATTCAAATACAGATAGCACAAGACGGGTCGAATGTGAACTTAAGTACACATTCCGTACGAGCACAACTGCGTCCAACTCCTAGTTCAGCAACAAAAACTGCAGACTTCACTTGTTCTATTAGCGATGCCGCTAATGGAGTTATGAAGATGGCTTTGACTAACACAGTCACAGCAGGTATATCTGCAGGAAAATATTATTACGATTTAGAACTAGTAAATACAAATACAAGTACTGTAACTAGACTAATTCAAGGCGTCGCAAGAGTCACACAGGAAGTTACACGATAATGGCTACCAAATTAACTATTACTCCTAATACAACAGCAATTTCAGCCACCAGTAACACTACAACGCTTACGATATCATCAGCAGTTGGAGGGGCATCCTCTGACGCAGCAGGTATAACTTTCGAAAATGCGGTCTCTGGATTTGATGGCGCTAACAATAATATAAAAGACGCATTAAATTATCTTGCAAATAATTTCTTTGTGCAAACATCAGCTCCTACTGCAGGAACAACAAACCTAGCAGAAGGAGACTTATTTTATGATACTGATGACAATCAGTTAAAGATCTACCGAGAGATTAGCGCTGGAACATTTCAATTTGTACCTATAATGATAGGGAACGCTTCGAGTGATTCAGACACGGTAGACGCAGGGAGCTTTTAGCTCATATAGGAAACAATCATGGCACAAACCATTAAAATTAAAAGAAGTAGTAGCACCGCCGCTCCTGGTTCTCTGGTAGCTGGTGAGTTAGCGTATTCTAGTAATTCGCAGAAACTTTATGTCGGAGCTCCGAGTGACGGAACAGTTACAGCTATAGGTGGAGATTTATATGTAAATATGCTCGACCACACAGCTGGTACACTTACAGCAAGTTCAGCAATTATTGTTGATGCAAGTAGTAAGATTAATCAGCTAAAATCTGGTAACATAGTAGTTACTGGGTCATCAGATACAATTTCAACAAGCTCAGGAGCATTAACACTCTCAGCAGCAGGTAACTTAGTCTTAGCACATGGCGGAACTTTAGACTTAGATAACCAAGCAACCTCTCTTACAATTATAGACAACCAAGCAGCAGCTCTTGATATAAATGAAGGCGGAAATTCATACATCAAATGTACTACTACAAATAGTGGCGAAAAAGTTGTTATCGGTAAAGATATCGAAATGGCTAATGATGTATCATTGCTATCAGATGCAGCAGTTCTTAATTTCGGAGCAGGTAAAGATGTAAGTGTAACTCATGTACATGATACAGGTTTACTACTTAACTCAACAAGACAATTACAATTCGGAGATTCAGGCACATACATTCACCAATCAGCAGACGGAGTTTTAGACTTAGTATCTGACAGTGAAATAGAAATCAATGGTACAACTATTGATATGAATGGTGCGGTAGACATCTCTGGAACACTAGAATCAACAGGTAATTTTAGTGTAAACAATAACAAATTTAATGTAACCGCAGGTTCAGGTAATACAAATGTAGCTGGTACACTTACTGCAAATGGCGATGTAGATTGCGATGCAGCTTTGAATGTAGATGGAGCAACAACTCTAAATGGTAATGTTACTTTAGGTAACGCAGGTAGTGATACCGTTACTGTTACAGGTACAGCAACATTTACTCCATCAGCAGATTTTGACGGAGGCTTCACAGTAGCAGGCTCACAAACTATCAATATGGGTAGTAACAGAGTCCAGGGTGTAGCAACTCCAACAGCAACAACTGATGCAGCAACTAAAGGTTATGTAGATAGTGTCAAACAAGCACTAGATATAAAAGATTCAGTAAAGTTAGCAACAACAGCTAATTTAGCAGCAGCTTACAACAATGGGTCATCTGGAGTAGGAGCAACTCTTACTATGGATGCATCAGGAACTGTCACAATTGATGGTGTAGTAAGTGCAGTAAATGATAGAGTCTTAATAAAAGACCAATCATCAGGAGTTCAGAATGGTATCTATAAAGTCAGCACAGCAGGTGCTGTCGGTGTAGCAGGAGTTTTCACAAGAGTTGAAGACGCTGATAGTTCAGCACAAGTTACAGGTGGATTATTTACATTCGTTGAATCAGGTTCTACAAACGCTGACAACGCTTATGTATTAACATCTATAACAGGTACAGCAACTATGGGCTCAGACGCCCTCACATTTACACAGTTCTCAGGAGCTGGACAAGTTACAGCAGGAACTGGTCTTGGTAAATCAGGTAATACTTTATCAGTAAATGTAGATAATACTTCATTAGAAATAGTTTCTGATACTCTACAAATTAAAGGATTAGACAACGCTATCTCCGAAGGTGATTTAATATTCGGAGCAAATACAGGTGGTCAATTTACCACTCTAGCAATAGGCACATACGACTCAACAAATTCAGTAGGACAAGTACTTCAAGTTGGGAATAATGGAACAGTAACATGGAGCAACACATTAGACGGAGGAACATTCTAATATGTCTCACACGATTAAAGTAAAAAGGTCAGAAACAGCAGGGTCAACTCCTTCTGCATCCGACCTATCAACACACGAGATTGCAATGAACGTAAATGACGGTAAGTTATTTACTAAAGCAGCCAACGGTTCAATAGTAGAAGTAGCAACCAGGTCAGAAGCCGGAGCTACAGAAGGAGACGTACTAGCGTTCGCAATCGCATTAGGATAAAATTATGGCATCAGCATTTAAATCAGCAAGTTCAGTAAATGTAGGGACTTCCCTCACTACTGTATATACCTGCCCTGGAAGTACCACTTCAACTATTATTGGTTGTTATATCTGTAATCAGAGTGGTGGTCAGATAGAGGCAGACTTACAATTTTATGACGCAAGTTCAACGAATCATGTAAGTATATTATTTGGAACACCAATCGCTGGTGATTCAACAGTTGCTGCAATCGGTGGAGATGCAAAGGTAGTACTAGAGGCCGGCGACGCTATAAAGGTTAAAAGCAATGTAGCCAGTAGCATGGACGTAGTACTTTCATATTTGGAGCAAACATAAGATGGCACTTATAGGAAAACAAAACGCATTAGTTTCAGTACTTGAAGCAAATGCAGTAGGAAGCAGTGAAATTGTTTCTAATTCCGTAACTGCGAGTGAAATAGCAGCAAACGCTGTTGGTAGTTCAGAGATTTCAGCAAA